CATTTAGATACTAAAGGAAAAGATTGTGCAGTTAAAGGCACTAAACCATGCTGTGCTGAGTGCGGATGTTCACTAGCATTTAAGACTAGGTCTTTATCAGCAGAATGTCCATTAGGTAAATGGGATGCAATTGCTACAGAAGAACAAGAAGATGAATTAGAAAAGCTATGAGTATAATCTTTAATGCAAGTGATCATAGCTACAAAAGCATAGACGGTGAAGCTATTGACTGGACAAGTGTTACAACGCTTGTTTCCCATTTTAAAAAACCTTTTGATGCTAAGAAAGTAGCTGAGAAAGTAAGTAAAAGTAAGAAGTCTAAATGGGCTGGAGTTGATCCAAAGATTATTCAAGATATTTGGAACAATGAATCTACTAGATCATTAACTCTTGGTACATGGTATCATAATCAAAGAGAAGATGACCTATGTTCATTAGCATCTATGGAAAGAGACGGTGTAACTGTACCTGTCTTTAAACCATCAGAATCTAATGAAGAAGGTAGAGTAGCACCAAAACAAAAATTAGAACCAGGCGTGTATCCAGAGCATATGGTCTATTTAAGATCAGCAGGTATCTGTGGACAATCAGATTTAGTAGAAGTAGTCAATGGTAAAGTAAACATCATTGACTACAAAACTAATAAGGAAATAAAGAAAGAATCATATGTTAACTGGGAAGGTATATCTGAAAAAATGACACATCCGGTGAATAACTTAGATGATTGTAACTTTTATCACTATGCCTTACAACTCAGCATTTATATGTATATTATATTGAAGCATAATCCTAAACTAAGACCAGGACATATGTTTATTCATCATATTGCATTTGAAATTGATAAAGAAGATAGCTGGGGATATCCTATTGCAAAACTAGATGATAACGGAGATCCTATAGTAAAAGAAGTAGTACCTATTGCTATACCTTATTTAATAGATGAAGTGCATGCTATTATTCACTACCTTCATGATAACAAGCAGAACATTAAAAAGAAATAAAGATGTTAATTAAACTATTTGATGTACAAAATAAAACAGTAGTACCTACTGAGCATTGTTATACACTTAAATCTCTTAAAGATCTAATGGAAGATTACCCAGAAGATTATTTAAAAATATACCAGTACTTGTTTTATATGACATGTCCTGACCCAGATATGAACCCTTTCTTTCATACACCACATATAGAAAAAGAAAGTTTAATAATGCGTGAAATTGATGCTGAGTTTTCTACAGAAGACATAGAGATATATAATGCACTTAGATTTTGTGAGAAGTTATATGAAACTCCCACCTCTAGAGCATATGGCGGAATGCAAAAAGCACTAGATAGGATATCTAATTATCTTGCTACTGCCCAAATTACAGATGGTAAAGATGGTAATATAGCTCAGATAAGGGCACTAGCAAAAGACTTTGATGGTATTAGACAATCCTTTAAAGGTGTATACAAAGATCTACAGGATGAGCAGTCTAGTAAAGTCCGTGGAGGTATAGGTCTCTCTTATGATTCTTAACTATGAGTGAAATATATCAAGATATACCCTGTTGGGATAATGGTAATTGGACTACTATAAGTTATGATTCTAGAGATGACTTCTCTAATGCAATCTTTACTATATTTAAAGAGCCCGGTTTATATGAGTTTGATGATACCAGCTTTTTATTTAATGAACAAGCAACAGTATTTAGAACTCAAAATGTATATTGTATATCTCCATTTAAGTCTAAAGATTTTATACATTACTGGGATGATCAAAAAGCCAAATGTAGAAAAGGAGTATTCTATATTAAAGATGATAAAAAATGGTATCTCACAAGAGATTACTACATGTGGTTAAACTTCTTACCAATCTTTGACAAAGAACAACAGAAGTTTGACTTTGCTAAGATTAGAGATGCTCAGTATCATATGGCGTTATATGAACTATTAGCAGAACTAAACTATAAACATGTAGCTATCTTAAAGAAACGTCAGATAGCTTCTTCATATTTTCATATATCTAAGTTATTAAATCAACTGTGGTTTGAGGCTGGAGTCACATTAAAGATGGGTGCTAGTCTTAAAGATTACATCAATGAAAAAGGTTCTTGGAAGTTTTTGTCGGAATATGCTGCATTCCTTAATGAACATACTGCATGGTACCGTCCAATGTCTCCAGACAAAGTCTTGATGTGGCAGCAGAAGATTGAAGTAAGAAAAGGTGACAGAAAAACAGAAGTGGGTTTAAAGGGTACTATGCAAGGTATGTCATTTGAGAAAGATCCAACAAATGGTGTCGGTGGACCAGTTAAATACTTCTTTCATGAAGAGGCTGGTATTGCTCCTAAGATGGATCAGACATATGAATACATGCGTCCTGCAATGAGATCTGGTTTAATTACTACAGGTATGTTTATTGCAGCAGGATCTGTGGGTGATTTATCTCAGTGTGATCCTTTAAGAAAAATGATACTCAGACCATTAGATAGTGATATGTATGCTGTTAATACAAATCTTATAGATGATAAAGGTACTCCAGGTATGTCAGGTTTATTTATCCCTGAACAATGGTCTATGCCTCCATATATAGATCAGTATGGTAATTCACTTGTAGTAGAAGCATTAGATGCTTTAGATAAGCAGTTTGAGATTTGGAAAAAAGAATTAGATCCTGAGACCTATCAGTTAAGGATATCTCAGCATCCAAGAAATATAAAAGAAGCATTTGATCATAGATCAGTCTCAGTATTTCCATCTCATCTTGTAGGGGCACAAGAAAGAAGAATAGAAGATAAAGAATATGCATATGAATTCTTAGACCTTACTACTGATGAAAATGGTAAGCCTACAGCAAAACCCTCTAGTAAAAGACCTATTATAGAATTTCCAGTTACAAAAAGCACAGAAGATAAAACCGGTGTGATTGTAGTATGGGAAAGACCAATTAAAGATCCTGCTTTTGGGCAGTACTATGCATCTATTGACCCTGTTTCTGAGGGAAAAACTACAACATCAGATTCCTTATGTTCTATATATGTAATGAAAGCTCCAGTTGAAGTAACTAAAGTAACAGGTACAGAAACAGAAACATACATAGAACCAGATAAGATTGTAGCGGCTTGGTGTGGTAGATTTGATGATATCAATAAAACTCACCAGAGACTAGAACTAATTATAGAATGGTATAATGCATGGACAGTAATAGAGAATAACATATCTCTTTTCATACAGTATATGATATCTAGAAAGAAGCAAAAGTATTTAGTACCTAAGAGTCAAATTATGTTTTTAAAAGACTTAGGTGCAAATGCTAATGTATTCCAGGAGTATGGTTGGAAAAATACAGGAACATTATTTAAAGCACATTTACTTAGTTATGCTATAGAATACACTAAAGAAGAGTTAGATGTAGAAACTAAACCAGATGGTACTGTAGTAAGAACAAAGTATGGTATAGAAAGAATTCCAGACCCAATGTTGCTTAAAGAAATGAGAGCCTATGCGGACGGTGTCAATGTGGATAGGTTAGTTTCTTTCTGTGCTTTAGTTGCTTTTATGAGAATACAACAAGCAAATAGAGGATATTCAAGAAGAACAATAATGGATGATGCAGCTAAAAACTTGCAAAAGTCAGAAAATTTGTTTAAATTAAATAACAGTCCGTTCCGACATATGGGTAAATCTTTTTATTCAGGAGGGCAGGGAACTAAAAGATCCCCATTTAAGAATTTTAAATAAAAATTATGCAGATTATAAACGCATTACAAGCTAAGAAGGGTACAAAAACCTCTCATAATAGAATGGGTAGTATTACCCAACCTTTACAGTTTTTATCTAAAGAATCTAAAGATGATGAGTGGGCTGCTTGGAATCTTGATTGGTTAGAATGGAACGGGCTAAAACAAATCCGTAGGAATGCCCGCAAAATAATGAAGAACTATAAACTTGCAAAGGGTATTATTGATAAAACAGATTACATAGTTGAAGAAGATAATGACTATAGAGATATTGTAGAAGTATTGACTAGAGAAGATGCATCTGCATTAGAGCTTAAATTCTATCCAATTATCCCAAATGTTATTAATGTTCTAGTAGCTGAGTTTGCTAAGAGATCAACTAAGCTTGTATATAGAGCAGTTGATGAGTATTCATACAATGAAATGATTGAGCAAAAAAGAGCTGCTGTAGAAGAAGTTCTTTTAGCAGATGCTCAAGTTAAACTTTCTGCTGCTTTAATGGAACAAGGATTAGATCCTGAATCAGAAGAAGCACAACAACAATTAGCACCTGATGCATTAAAGTCATTACCTGAGATTGAATCTTTCTTTAAGAAAGACTATAGATCAATGGCAGAACAATGGGCAACACATCAACATAAGGTAGATGTTGAAAGGTTTAAAATGGATGAACTTGAAGAAAGAGGTTTCCGTGATATGCTCATTACTGATAGAGAGTTCTGGCATTTCCGTATGATGGAAGATGACTATGAAGTAGAACTATGGAATCCACCTATTACCTTTTATCATAAGTCACCAGATGCAAGATACATATCTCAATCAAACTGGGTTGGTAAAATTGATATGATGACTGTATCAGATGTAATAGATAAGTTTGGATATGTATTAACTCAAGAACAACTTGAAGCATTAGAAAATGTTTATCCAATTAGATCTGCTGGTTACATTGTAGGAGGATACCAAAATGATGGTACATACTATGATGGTACTAAGAGTCATGAGTGGAATGTTAACATGCCTTCATTAGCCTATAGGCAATATACAACAATGAGAGCAGGATCTGTTTTAGATGGTGGAGACATCATTGCTCAGATCATGTCAGAAGGTGAAGATTACTTTGATCAAGGTACTGCATACTTATTAAGAGTAAGTACAGGTTATTGGAAATCACAGCGCAAAATAGGACACCTAACTAAGGTGGCGGATAGTGGAGAAGTTATTACAGAGATTATTACTGAAGATTATAAGATAGATGATAAACCTATTTATGATACAAGGTTAATGAAAAACAAAACTAAAGATAACTTGATCTTTGGTGAGCATATTGATTGGATATGGATTAATGAGGTTTGGGGTGGTATAAAGATTGGACCAAATATCCCTTCTTTCTGGGGTATGAACAATCCAGGAGGCTTCTCACCTATATATATTGGTATAGATAAGAATCACATTGGACCATTAAGGTTTCAATTTAAAGGAGATAATAGTCTATATGGTTGTAAGTTACCAGTAGAAGGAGCTGTTTTTTCTGACAGAAATACTAAGTCAACTGCTTTACTTGACTTAATGAAGCCATACCAGATCGGGTATAATATAGTTAACAATCAAATTGCAGACATCCTAGTAGATGAACTTGGTACTATCATTATGCTAGATCAGAATACTTTACCAAGACACTCATTAGGAGAAGACTGGGGTAAAGGTAATTTAGCTAAAGCATATGTAGCAATGAAGAACTTTCAAATGCTACCTTTAGATACTAGTATTTCTAATACAGAGAATGCACTTAATTTTCAGCATTTCCAGAAACTAGATCTATCTCAGACAGAAAGGTTAATGTCTAGGATCCAATTAGCTAATCACTTTAAACAACAAGCATATGAAGTAATTGGTGTTAATCCACAAAGGATGGGACAACAGTTATCTCAAATGACAGCTACTGGTGTAGAACAAGCTACAGCTTCTTCTTATGCTCAAACTGAGGTATTCTTTATTCAGCATTGTGATTACTTAATGCCTAGAGTACATCAAATGCGTACAGACTTAGCTCAGTACTATCATTCAACTAAACCTTCTAGTAGGCTTACATATATTACTGGAGCAGATGATAAGGTTAACTTTCAAATAAACGGTACTGACTTATTACTTAGAGACCTTAATATATTTTGTACAACAACTGCAAATCATAGAGCAATCTTAGAACAGTTGAAATCAATGGCTATGCAAAATAATACTACAGGTGCTAGTATATATGACATTGGTAAAGTTGTTCAGTCAGATTCAATTTCAGAACTTAATAATGCTCTTAAGTCATCTGAAGAAAAACAAAGTCAAGCAAAACAACAAGAACAACAGTCAGCACAACAAATGCAAGAACAACAAATTCAATCACAACAAGAGATTGAAAAAATGAAACTTGATTCTAGTGCAGCTGAAAAAGAAAAAGATAGACAAAGAGATATACTTGTTGCTGAAATTAGAGCAGCTGGTTACGGTGCTATGGTAGATGTTAATAAAAATGAAGAGTCAGACTATGTGGATGCTATGAAAGAGATCCGCCAGAGTGAGCAGTATCAAGAACAAACACAACTTCAAAGAGAAAAACAGTCTAATGAAAACATGAGACAATCTCAAAAAATGGGACTTGAAGAAAGAAAGATACAAATGCAACAAGATATAGCTGATAAGCAACTTGAGATAGCAAGAGTTAACAAAAATAAGTTTGATAAACCAAATTCAGAAAATAAAAAGAAGTAGTTAGCTATATAGTACAAAAAAAGTAATAGCTGCTTTTAAATTTATCAAGTTTATTTTGTATATTAAATTATAATTAAAAAACCAACGTAATGGAAACAACCAACAACCCAACTGGGGAAACCCAGATGCTTGATACTACAAAGGTAGATCAAGTAGAAGTAAACATTGATGAGATCTTTGGAAACCCTGGTGCAGAAAACATCATGCTACCAGATAATAAAGAAGGTGAAAAACCAAAATCTTTATTTTCAAAAGAAAACATTGATACCACGTTCCTTGACACTACTACAACTTCCCAAGAAAAAAAGGAAGCTGCAGAAAAGAAAGCAGATGTTGATGAAACAATAGCTGAACTTGAAGGCTTAATTTCTCAAGAAGAAGATGCTGGCAATAAAGGAAGACCAAAGGTTGATAAATCTGGTCTTGCTGAACTAGCATCTAAAATGATTGAAGAAGGTGCTTTAGTTCCTTTTGATGATGATAAACCATTAGAAGAGTATACTACTAAAGATTTCAGAGAACTATTTGAAGCCAACTTTCAAGAAAGAGAAAATAAAGTTAGAGAAGATACTCCAAAAGAATTCTTTAACTCTCTTCCTGAAGAACTTCAAATTGCTGCAAAGTATGTTGCTGATGGTGGACAAGATTTAAAAGGTCTTTTCCGCACTCTAGCAAATGTAGAAGAAATTGTACAACTTGATCCTTCTGATGAATATGATCAAGCTGAGATTGCAAGACAATATCTATATGCAACAAACTTTGGTAGCCCTGAAGAAATTGAATCAGAAATTGAAGATTGGAATGATCTAGGTAAGCTTGAGCAAAAAGCTAATCAGTTTAAACCAAAGTTAGATAGAATGCAAGAAGAGATTATTGCAAGACAACTAGCAGAACAAGAGTCAAAGAAAGAACAGCAAGCTAAACAAGCAAAAGCATATACAGATAATGTATATAATACTTTAGCAGGCGGTGAAATCAATGGTGTTAAGCTTGACAAAAAAGTTCAGAGTATGTTATACTCAGGATTAGTTCAACCTAACTATCCTTCAATATCTGGTAAACAAACAAATATGCTTGGACACTTACTAGAGAAGTATCAGTTTGTAGAACCAAGACATGACCTTATTGCTGAAGCTCTTTGGTTACTTGCAGATCCAGAAGGATATAAAAGTAAAATTAAAGATCAAGGATCTAAAGCAGCTGTAGAAAAAACAGTAAGGCAATTAAAGACAGAGGAGTCTAGGAAAATCTCTTCTTCTTCAAGTAATGATGAATTTGAAGAACAAAAGAGAGGAACCGCTAAACCTCAAAAAACCATCTCTAGATCAAGTATGTTCAAGAGATTTTAATTAGTAACAATTTAAATAAATAAATAAAAATGGCAACTCCAGTTTTAAACAATGGTATATTCCTCCGGGATACCGCTTACAACGCAAGTTC